CCATCGTCTTGCAAGTGCTTGACATTTAACTACTCGGACATCGGCTGCTGCGACATCTTTCCAGATCTGAACTGTCTTTGCTCTCATATGCGTGCCACATAAACTATGTCCTTTAATTGCAGTGGCACTACATTGATTCGTAGATCCCTTCTTCTTGACCGCTGCACAACGGCCCATTATGTGTTTCTCGGATAGTTCTTGAAAGCTGCAACCGAGTCAGGAAACGTGCGGAAAAAATGGATTTACGTCCAGGCTACGTCATAGTATCACACAACAAGAGCAAAATGTCCGTCAACGCAATCATCAACGCTTCCAACCTCGACATCAACAAGGTGACTTTCGGTGACATCCGTATCAGCAAGAACAATGGGTCCAAGAGTGTCCCGATCAAGTACAATGGACAGAACTTCCAGATGCGCATTCCGAAGCTTCAGTATCCGATGGGGGTTTCAGTGAAGGAGACAGAGAATGGCACTAACTACACGATGCTCGCCAGCTTGCGCGGGTGCGACTCCTACGCGAAGGAGCGTGCACCAGCCGAGGCAGGTGAGGTCGGTCAGATGTACAACTTCCTCAAGGACCTTGAGGAGAAGGTGATCAAGACGGCTGTGGCACAGTCCAAGTCGTGGTTTGGTCGCGAGCGCAAGGAGGACGTCCTTCGCGACAGCATGAAGTCGCTGGTCAGCCCTAGCGTGGAGAAGCAGGGTGCCGAGTGGGTGCCCAACGGCAAGTATCCGCCAAGCTTCCGAATGAAGGTTCCGGTCTACCCTAACGACAAGGGTGTTCCTACGGTCAATATGGACGCGGTTGATATGGCGAACCGCCCGATCCCGCTGACGCCTGACAATCTGGAGTCAGTGTTCCCAAAGCGTATGGAGGCTCGGTTCATCGTCAACCCGAGTATCTACGTGTCCGGCCAGGGGTTCGGAGTGACGTGGCGAATCTCGTATGCGCAGGTGTCTGCTCAGGCACGAGTGTCGGCAGCACAGCTGTTTGAGCCGGAGGAGACTGATGATACACCTCAGACTGCACAGGTTCCTCAGGAGACTGAGGATCAGGAGGAGCAGCAGCAGGAGGAGGAGACAACTGAGACTCCTCCAGCACCGGCTCCCGCTCCGGTTGCAGCGCCTCCTGCACCGGCAAAGGTGGCTCGCCGCCGGCCCGTGGGTGCAGCGATTTAGGTGCGAGTCCAATCAACTCCCAAACACGTGATCCACTAGGTGGAACACAGACGAAAAGATCATCGTCAATAAAAATAATTTTTTCCTTAGAAGGGAAGGTTAGCTTTGTGGTCATATTCTCACAAGCTAATCGTTTAAGACAACGGGTCCCACACTCTGAGCACCCATGAACAGTCGGTGGATCCAAAAGCATCTCAAGAGTCACAATTCGCGAGTCTCCGTAAAGACATGCTTCTAGGATTTGATGAGGGGTCATCCACTCATCCGAATGAAAACGTTCAACAGCAGTTTGTGATACTACTGTCCATAAGCTGTCATCTTGTGTCCATCCATCCTCTTGGAGGAAGGTAGCAAATGGGTTCTCATAGAACCACAAAATCCGAAAGTCAGCGTGATTGCTCAGAGAATGCTCAATGAGACCAACTCGTGTTAATTCTTCAGAATACAACCAATAAACATTCGCGTGAGAGTACTGTGTATCGCGGGAACCCCGATAGACATCACGATCATCCATGTTCCAGAGATCAGACACGACATCTACATCGTGTTCGCAAATATCCCTGGATACGTTTTGATATATAACAGTTGGATCAAGGATTGATTGCATTAATTAAACGATACGACAACATTGACATCATGATGACGCACAGCCTTCGTTGCCGATCGACTCAGTTCGTGCCTCTTTCTGCGAGTGCCATCCTCTGCCGTCTTGGGTTGAATTGTCGTTGAGCACGCCTCCATATCTGCGTGGATTGCATCGTAGTTCTCTTCCAGATATTTGAGAACCTCATCCTGGATTGCCCATTCAAAGAAGTTGAGCTGCCCAACCGTCGTGTCGAGTCCCATAAACTGGATTCGCTTCCAACGACAGAAGGGATCAAACATCTTCTTGCTATACGCCTTCAGGTGAGACTTGTAAGCAAGATAGACAACCACGTGACGATTGCCCGTTGCAAGGTATGACACGTTATGCTTCTTTGCGTAGTTGGTGACCAGCCAATCCAAAAGACGTAAGCTGATACGAGAGTCCCCTGAGAGGATGGTTTGGACCTTTGTGAAGTTTTCGGGAACTGAGTAGAATCCTTGAAGACGGTGAAGAACCCAATGATCGCGATTCTGGATAACCTCCATTTTTGTATTCTTACTGCGGTATTCTCGCTTAAAGTGGGTCGGTAGAGTAAAGACAAATGGCTGAGATCAATGCTCCTACGACAATTATGGATCCGAATATAGAGTTTGTTGAACGTCCTCCTCCAGACGAAGGTCTTGGTGTTCCGATTGCAGTCTGCACTGGAGAGGTGATTAGCCGTCTTCGTGAGTCGGGAGGAGTTATGGAAGCAACAACTCCGGGTCTTTTTATGATGATCGAGGGCGATAAGGAATACAACACATTCCTAGAGATGCTTCGTGATCAGCCTCCACTCCCCGATCCTGTGTTCAAGGAGGGAGAGGTATCATGGACTGTTGAGGAAGCGGGATTTCCTCTTGATCAGATGGATGCATATGATATCGCATTTAAGAAGATGTATGAGGACATGTTTAGCCGCGCAAATGAACTTGGAACTATGGGTCCCGGTGAATTTGAGATGCGTTTGAGCCGGCTTCAAAACGAACTTTCGGAGAGCAAGATAGAGAACCCTAATGGAGGAAGCATTGGCTTCATATCTTCTGGACGATCGACCCTACACACAACTGAATGTCCGAATTCGTCGGTTCATAACATTTTGCAGAAGTCTAGCACCCGGTCTATCGTATCGCCTTCTCAAGAAGGAAGTTATGAACTTGGTACAAAAGCTGATGACGAGCGAAGTGGGTCGCCTGTGGATGCGTGATCGCTGTTTTGAGCGGGTGATTCGGTTATATGGCAAGAATGATCAGCGAACTGATGCTTGGTTGAACCAGCGCGGAACAATGATCACTGCCTCTGAGGTATCCAAGGTATGGACGTCGCCCGCGTCTCGCCTTGAACTACTGACAAAGAAACTTGAACCACCTGTGAGGGCAGAGGGTTCAAATCCTATTGCTGCTTTGATTTGGGGAACTCGCTTTGAGCCTGTAGCAAAGAAGATCTACGAGGATAAGACCGGTTGCGACATTATTGATGTAGGGTGCTGCCGACATCCAGTCCACAGCTTTCTGGGTGCTTCTCCTGACGGGCTTATTGTTCCCCGATATGCAGATTCCGATCCTTTGCGGTATGGTCGCCTGGTCGAATTTAAGTGTCCGATGAGCCGGGTTCGCAAGGAGGAAATTCCGATCTATTACGTGGACCAAATGCAGATGCAGATGGAGTGCACAGGGATTGATGAATGTGAGTATGTGGAGTTCCGTTTCAAGCAGGTGAACTTTACGGCTTGGGATGAGAGCCCACTCAAGAAGGGTGCCTTTGCAGTGGATGAGAAGGAGAAGGTTGAGTACAAGCCTGATAATATTGACCTTCATGATTGGCAATGTTCACTGGGTGGTGATCAACAGTATATCTATTGGGTTCTGTCAGACATCAAGGAGGACTTTGTTCCTAAAGATCCAAATTGGCTTTCGGATCACCTTTCAGAATTGCGCGAATTTTGGAATGACGTTGAACGACATCGCGCGGCCGGGACACGACCGGAACCACTACCGCCGAAGGTTCCGACTCTTGACCTCTAAACCAATCACATAGTCTCGTATACCAAGATCGTTGTGTTGATGCAAACTTCTTATTCCATTCATCAATTGTGAACTGGCTTCCCATGCTCAGATTACAACGAGAGCAAATAGGAACTAGATTTTTCACATCTGTTGTTCCACCTTTAGATTCAGGAATGTTATGACCACACTGAAAATCAAATACGTTCATGGTATTCGTACACCACGAGACCTTGCACTTATATTGAAACTTAGGGCCTATATGAACAAGCCACACTTGTTCACGAAGCGCCCTTGGGATCTTTGTTTTCATTAGTTCTTCAACCACTCTCTACTTAAATCTTAGAGTTCCACTGATTCACCTGCCACGGCGTAGACATACCCGTTGCTTGACCCACATCATTGTTCTGAATAAAGTGATTGGTCCTTTGCGAGTAAGACGAATCTTCAAAAGCCATCGCGCGCTTCTGCTGGCTGGTGTCAATCATCTTACCTTCAGGAGGTCCACCATAAAACTTTTCCATTCCAGGAAGGATCTT